TATTGCACTACAGACATTAGTTGCCTATCCTACTGGATCAGGTAAGGTTGTTCAGACAGGCTATGAGACAACTATCAATGGTGCTGCTCTGAGCATTCAGAAGCTCGAAATTCAAGCTAAGAACGGGAAACTAGCATGACAGATTACGTCAAGTCTACTAACTTTGCCAGTAAAGACTCTTTGCCAGCAGGCAATCCTTCCAAGATTGTTAAAGGCACTGAGATTGATACTGAATTCAATAACATTGCTACTGCTGTAGCTACCAAGGCTGATATTAACAGTCCTGCCCTGACAGGGACTCCAACGGCACCTACAGCAGCTACAGGCACAAACACAACTCAGATTGCTACGACTGCTCATGTAAAGGCTTCGTTGGACGCCCTTGTTGTCCCTACAGCGCAGATTGCAGATAACGCCGTTACTGGTGCCAAGATTGCCAATGGTGTAGTTACTCCCGCTAAACTTTCTACTGGTGCTCCTTCGTGGAACACTTCTGGTGATGTTACGGTTGCTGACTTAACAACAACTGATGCTACTGAGCCTCATGTTGTTTTAGCTGTGAATGGCAGCACACGTGTTGCTTATCTGTTTGCAACAGCAACGAATTTAGGCATCTACGATCAGACAAACGGCAAAACGTTATTCTCAGTTGACACAAACGCAAACTTCAAGATCAATAGTGGTTTTGGAACAGATGCAACCACATATGGCTGTCGTGCTTGGGTGAACTTTAATGGCACTGGGTCGTCATTAACCAATCAGACTATTCGAGCAAGCGGCAACGTTGCTACTGTTTATAAGAACGGAACTGGTCGGTATCGTATCACTTTTACAAATGGCATGCCAGATGCTAATTACGCTATCTCTATGCCTTCTCCGTCCGCTTCTGGATCGGTAGTGGCAGGAATTGAGACAGCATTTAGCAGTCAGACTTCTACATATGTTGATGTGGCTGTTCGTACCGCTGCTGGAACATACACTGATTCTGACAATATTCACGTTGCTGTATTCCGTTAATATATGAACATTGATACCCTACATCACTTCTCTGACGGTTTATATGCCAAGCAAATGAGTATTCCCAAGGGTGCTATTGCTTGTCAACATAAACATGAGTATGACCATCTAAGTATCTTAGCTGAGGGGAAGGTTAGGGTATTATTTGATGACGATAAGTTTGAAGTATTTGAAGCCCCTGCTTGTATTAACATCAGAAAAGGCATCAATCATACTATCATGGCTTTAGAAGATTCTACTTGGTTTTGTATTCACCATACATTCGAGACAGACATGGAAAAGATTGATAATGTTTTGATTCAGAAGGAAGGGGCTTAATATGCCGTTTATTGCCGCAGGTGCCGCGCTTCTTGGTGGAGCGCTTAGCAGCAATGCTCAACGTAGTGCCGCAAGGACAGCAGCAAATGCTCAGACAGAAGCTGCTCGTATTGCCGCTGAAGAAGCTCGCTTCCGTCCCGTTGGAGTTACTACTCGCTTCGGTACTTCTAACTTTACCTTTGACGAGAATGGCCGCTTAGCTGGTGCTGGCTATAATCTTGATCCTGCTTTAGCTGCTATCCGTGATCGTATGCTGTCTCAGGCTGGCGGTCAAGGTATGGGCTTAGCCGATCAAGGCTTAGGTGCTGCACAGAACCTCTTTGGTCTTGGTCAGCAGTATCTTGCTCAAAGCCCTCAAGAGGCTGCTCAGCAGTGGATGCAGTCTCAGCAAGCTGTTCTGCAACCTGCTCGTGAGGCTGCTCTGGCACGTACTCGTCAAGGTTTATTCAACACTGGTCGTGGTGGCTTAGGTGTCGCTCAAGGTGGTGACTTAGCTGCTACTAACCCTGAGATGGCTGCTTACTACAATGCCATTGCTCAGCAGGATGCTCAGTTGGCTGCTCAAGCACAGGAACAGGGGCGAGCACAGACACAGTTTGGTGCTGGTCTGTTTGGCTTAGGCGCTCAGGCTGCTCAGGCTGGTTATAGCCCGTTCCAGACTCAGTTGGGTCTTGCCGGTAACATTGAAGGCATGGGTCAATCTGCTCTTGATATTGGTTCTACTCTTGGTGGTCGTGCTTCTCAAGCAGGTGCTCAGTCAGGTCAGTCTCTGTTAGCCGGTGGCTTAGGTGCTGCTCGGACTATGCAGGCTGCTAATCAGACAAGTGGCTTAGGTGCCGCTATCTCGGGTCTTGGGAGCAATCAGCAACTCATTCAAGGCATTCAGAATTGGATGAATCCTCCTGCTGCCCCTGATCTGAGTGTTGTTGGCTACAATGGCCCTGATCGTGGTCTGTGGTTCTAAGGAGATAAATAATGGCTAATGAAGTTATGGCTGGTCTGTTCGGGGTAACTCCTGAAGGCTTAGCTGCTCAACGTGAACAAGCTCTCCAGAAGCAAGCTCTTACGTTTGCTCAGTTAGACCCTGCTGCTCAGGCTCAGTATCAATTGTTCCTTGGCGGTAATCGCTTAGGTGGTGCTATCGGTGGCATGTTAGGTGCTCAAGACCCTGAATTGGCTCGTGTGGCTCAGCGTCAGCAACTGTTACAGGGTGTTAACCCAAGTGATGCTGCTTCCTTGCGTGAGGCTGCTTCGCGTGCCTTAGCTGCCGGTGACAATCAAGCTGCTGCTATGCTCGGTCAGCGAGCTATGGATGTTGAAATGGCAGGAGCTAAGCTGACATCTGAGCAGGCTCTTGCTAAACAGCGTGGACAAGAACGTGCTGCTGCTGATCCGATTGCTCAGTTTGCTCGTGCAAATGCTGATAAGTTCACACCTCAGTCCTTACAGCTGTTCGCAAAGTCTGGGAACTATGCTGAACTTGTCCCTGTTACTAAGCCAGAGAACATTAAGAACTATCAGACACAGATTGTTGGTGTTGCTGCGGGAACAAATGAGCCTGTGTATGTCTTAACTGCTCCTGGGGAGGCTCCTAAGCAGGTTGTGTATAAGACTGTCAACGGTGAGCAAACAGCTGTTCCGTATACTGGCGGTGTTGACCGCACTACAGCTAAGACAACAGTCAGCGTTAACCAAAAAGGTGAAGAAGCCTTTGTTAAGCAGCTTGGTGAGCTTGATGCTAAGAAGGTTTCGGCTGCTGTTGAAGCGCGGGATAATGCTGCTACTACTCTGAATTCGCTGTCTCGTCTGAGTGCTCTGAATGACCAAGGTCTTATTAGCGGCACATTTGCTACAGGTCGTGTGGGAGCTACAAACCTTCTCAATACACTTGGGTTGGCCTCTCCTGCTGATGCTGCTAAATTGGCTGCTTCTGAGAACTATCAAAAGACTGCTGGTGACGTTATCCTTGGCACTCTTGGTGGTAAGCTCGGTGCGGGCTTCTCTAACGATGACCGTAAGTTTATTCAAGGTCTTGTTCCGCAGCTTGAAAACAGCCCTACTGCTCGTCGTCAGCTTATTGATTTCATGGCTAAGAAGAACACTGAAATCTTCAATGAAGCGCAACGACTTGAAGATTATGCCCGTAAGAACAATGGGTTAGGCGGTTTCAAAGCTAAGTTACCGATTGTGTCTCCTGCTCCTGCTGCTCAGATGTCCGCAGATGAGCTTGCTAGAGCTGCTGGTGGCCGCATCGTTAATGGTAAGTTTGTGCCTAACGCTAAGTAAGGAAAGAATATGGCAGATATTTCGCAACAACAAGCACTGGAGGAATTGAAGAAGCGGGGCATTACCGTGTCTTCTGAATCTGTGCTTGAAGATAAAGGCACCACTTTTGAGGAATTCAAGAAGGGTGCTGAAAGCCTGTTCAAAGGCTCTGCCAAAGGCATTGTAGACATCCTCGGTGGTTGGGGAAACCTGTATGACTACCTGAAAAAGAATCCTGATCCTTCAGCGTTCTCTTCGGCAGGCATCATGAAAGGTATCCGAGACTTAGGTGGCCCTGACCTGCAACAGATTAGTGGCTATCGAGGTGCCTACGATGTTGGACAAGCTGGCGCTCCTGCTGCTCTGATGACTGCTGCGGGCCTTCCTGGTTTGTTCTCTCGTACTCCTTTAGGCATTGCTGGTGAATTTGGAGTTTCTGGAGGCACTAACGTTGCTGCTCAGCAGGTTGCTCCTGATAGTCCTCTGGCTCAGTTTGCTCTCCAGTCTCTTCCTTATGGTGCTAAGGCAGGCTTTACTGCTGCACGAGGGGTTATTACTCGTCCTGTTGGCACTGTTGATCCTTCTGTTGATGAACTCTTGCGTATTGGACGAATGACTCCTGGTGAAGCTACTGGTAGTCGTCGCCAATTAGCTACTGAAGCTCGTGTAGAGGCTAATCCTGCTATTGAGGCTCGTGGTGAAGAATTCCGCAGGGGACAGGCACTGGATACTGAGTCCTTCTTATCCAATGTCTTTAAGCGAGCCTCTAGCCAAGCTGTTGATGCTGCTCAAGCTGCTCAGTCTGCTTTCACAGCCTTCTCCAACTATGGTAAGGTACTGTCTAACAAGCTCCGCAGTGATGCTAACAGGGACTTCAAAGCTGCTAAGGCCTCTGGTGGCCGTGTAGACACGACTCCTGTTTTGTCTGCTGTTGATAGCTGGCTTAGTCGCATTCCTCCTGAGACTCCTGGATTTGAATCTCTCAAGTCTGCTATCTCTAAGATTAAGGATGAGTATGAGATTCCAGCTACTCCTGCAAAGGTCACTCCTTCTATTATCTTAGGCCCGACAGGACAGCCTGCTGCTGTGTCTATTACTCCTGCTGTTCCTGCTAGTGTCCGTGATATTAATATTGATCGGTTACAGAAGAACTTATCTGCTTGGAGTGAAGCAGTTTACTCTGGTAAGGCTGACTTTGGTAAGGGCAATATCTTTGAAGGTGTTGCTCCTGGTCAGGCTAAGGGTGTTGCAATTAGTGTCTTAAACGGCTTCCGACAGGCTCTTGATGATGCCATCAGTCAAGGTGTTCCTGGAGCAGAAAAGCTCAAGGCTGCACGAGACAACTTCAAGAATAACTTAGCTCAGATCGAAGAGTATTCTAATCGTCCTTTGACTAAGTATTTTGATGTTGAAACAGCATCTGCACTGACACCTGAGAATGTCGTTGCTAAACTATCTGCTGCTAAGCCCAGTGAGCGATTATTCTTGGCACAAGTGCTCCAGAACAGTCCAGATGGTGCTGCTATCTTTGATACTGTTCGTAGGGATCAGTTCAATAAGATTCTGCAAAAGGCCTCTGAAAAGGCTGCTGGTGCTGCTGAGGGTGCTCCTGAGTTTACTATTCAAACAGCTCTGACTGAGTTGAGCAAGAAGAAGGGTGACTTTGATTTCTTGTTCACCAACGCACAAGACAAGGCAGATGCTTTGGCTGCTCTTGCGTACATGCGTAAGGTTGTCAAGAGTGAATCTGCTAAGACCGGGGGTGGTATTACAGGCAGTGATATCTACGCAGGCACTCGAGGTATTGGTGCTCAGTCTCAGCTTGCTAACCTGTTAAAGGAAGTGTTTACTCTGTCTCGTGACATTGTTGCCACTCCTAATGCTTTTGCTGATGTCATCTTCAATAAGGACACAGTTAAAGCCATGGCAGAAGCTCAGAAGACACCGACAGTCAAGAAACTGACTAATGTTGTCACTCGCTTGGGTGACTCTGCTGCTAAGTTTGCCCCTCGTGTTGGCCCTATGGTTGATACTACTCAGCCTACAGATACGACACAGCAGGACATGCAAGCTCCGCAGATTACGCCTGAAGAGGCGTTACAGCAACTTAAGATGATGGGTGTGGAGATTCAATAATGTCAGGAACAATGCAGACAACTTCTGAGACAATGGGAGCCATGGCAGCTAAGTCTGCTGCTCCTGTGACAGTCTCTCTAGCAACTGTAGCGGGGTATCAAGTATCTGAGATTCTTTTATGGGCTACCCTGATTTACACTGTGTTAATGATTGCACATAAACTGTATACCATCTATAAGGATGTAGCAGGCAAGGACTGATTATGAATCGCCTATCAATAGCTTCACTATACCTCTCAGCTAGTGTCTTAGTAGGTATTGCACTGGAGGAACACTTCACTCCTAAAGCAATGATCCCTGTGCCTGGGGATGTTCCTACAATAGGCTTTGGCACTACTGAGGGAGTTAAGATGGGGGACACCATCACACCTGAGAGGGCTTTAGTGAGGCTGTTGAAGGATACAGATAAGTTCGCAGCAGCAGTCAAAAGATGTGCTCCTGTGCCAATGCACCAGTATGAGTTTGATGCTTATGTGTCTCTCACATACAACATTGGTGAAGGAGCCTTCTGTAAGTCTACCTTGGCTAAGAAGCTCAACGCTTATGACTACGAAGGAGCTTGTAAAGAGATTCTGAAGTGGGATAAGTTTAAGGGTAAGCCATTAAAGGGACTGACTAACCGAAGGGAGAGAGAATATGCTAAGTGTATTGGACAAGATTAAGTATCTAGCCATTGCAGTTGCATGGATAGTATCTCTGGTGTTTGTCTACCAATATAGTGCTGACAAAGAGAATAAGAAGCTAGTCCTGTATAAAGCACAGATTGAGAAGAATGCTCAGGACAAAGATGAGGCTCACAAAGCAGCAGTAGTGAAGATACAGAAGGACAAGGAAGATGCGATACGTACTCTTAACAAGCGTCATGCTAGTATTGTTGCAGGGTTGCAGCAGCGTCCCCAAAGACCTGCCACAGCCCCTGAACCCTCCAAAGAAAGTAATCCTGCCCCTATCAGCACAGGAACAGGAAGCACTGGAGAACAACTATACCGACAGGATGCTGAATTTCTTATCGGGGAAGCTGCCAAAGCAGACATCCTCAGACAAGCCTTGATGAGCTGTAGAAAACAATTAGAACAATAAATAATAAAGCCCCTTTGGAGTCACCTCCATCGGGGCTTTTTTGTTGCTTACGTGAACACGAGAGCTAGTTGAAAGAATCCAAGGTAAAGAATCACACTAGGAACCTCTCCCAACACATCACCTTTATCATTGAAGGTATAGGCAGTGTTGCTAGTAATTCCCAGCACAAGTCCATTTGACCAGCTAAAATGTGTAATCATTGTCCCTCCCAATGTTGCATTGTGGTAGGTCGAATCTCAATATAGCCTCGCTCATCCATTTCTATATTGTACTCTTCCCTTGCAGTACCTAAGAGCGTTACAATAAGGCTTGCTACATCTTTTTCATCTGTAAGATATCGCCTTTCTTCCAGATATTGCGGAAGAACATACTTTACAATGTATTTGTTCATTGTGCATCCTCATAGTGGGTCTTGGCAACGATATAATTCTTAACCAGAGAGCTACGAACAATATCTTCAATGGTAAATTCAAACCTAGAGAACTCAGACATACGTCGAGCAATGTCCATGAACTTCAAGATTCCAGACTTATCATCTTTCTTACGTAGGTCTGTCTGTCGATAGTCACCACAGAAGATGATCTTTGATTTATCACCAACACGAGTAATGATGGTATCAAGTTCTTCAAAGTTCATGTTCTGCATTTCATCAACAATCAGGATGCTATGCG